CCACGCCTGGTTCCACGACGAACCGCGCGCCAGCCCGGCCAAGTTCGTGATGTCGCTGTCGGTGATCGATGACGCCAACGCCTCGACGACCACACGAGCGAGCACCAGGCACCCGTCTGGGATCGTGGGATCTGCCGGCGACGACGCCGCGGTCCCGGTGACGACGAACAACCTTGCGTCGGTCGAACCGCCTGAGTCCTCGGCGTTGTCGCGCACCTGCATCACGACGAGGTCCCAGCGGTCGTTCGTCGCGTCAGCTGTCGCGACCACCAGATTGGCGACAGCGTCGTTCGTCGCAACGTACACGCCCTGCGCCAGCGATGAGTCCCCAGTCACCATGGCGATGCCCGCAGCGACGTCCACGGACATGTTCGGGGTGCCTGACTTCTCCGACACTGCGAGGTGGCCTTCACGGACAAGACCATGTCCGACCCCAACCGCGGTTACCGCGTTCACGAAGGTCTCGACGTCCTGACCGGCGAGCGCCGAGAACGCTTGACGGTGCGCCTTCGCAGACGCCCCCGGTGTCCCGATCGCGGGAGTTGTCACAGCCATGCCGACCTCCAGGAGAAAGTGCACGCACCCGTACCGGATGTCGCGCGGAAACGAACGGTGTTGACGCCGGCAGCGAGCTCCCACCACCTTGATGGCAGCGTCAGCCACGTCTGCCGCGGGGAACCGTTCAGCAACACCGACCTCGTCAGCGAGTCGAGCACCATGGTGGAACCTGCTGGAATCTCACCGTTGATCTCGATGTATTGACCCGTGGCGCCGAGCGTCAGTCGCGGGTTGGACACCGGGCCGACGATCGATGCCGTCCATGTGGTCGAGATCGTGCCCTCGTTGTCAATCGATCCGTCGGAGTCGGATCCCGCACCATACGAAAGCGGGTAGCTGAGCGGATACTCGAGGCCCCCTGTGCCCCCGGAGAGGCCGAGCACGACCGCCGCCGGCACCGAGGAGTACAGCCGAGGGTCCGTTGCTTCGAATTCGCAGCGAGCGCGACCGTGGCCGACCGAGGCGTACAGCAGGTCAAGCTCGAACACGCGGGCCCGACCGAAGCAGACGTACTCACGGTCTGCGACGGTGAACGTGAGAGCAGCGGACCCCACCCGCTGCGGCGTCCAGGCTGCTGCGAGCAGACGTGAGGACTGTTCGACTTCGGCTGCGGTCTCACCGACCCAGTACAGATCGAACGTGATGGTTCGCGCGTCGAGCGTGTCCGGGCCAAGAGCGAACAGACCGTCGACGCCTGGACGGGCAATGCGGTCTCCCGAGACGGTTCCGTGCCCGAGCCCGGCTGGCGGAGTCCTCCACCGATAGATGGAGTCCCCGCCGAACTCGACGCCGTTGAGCACGGCCGCGTACTCGGTCATCGTGCACCTGCCGACCACATCATGTTTTCGAGCTCGGAACGTAGACCGCGCACCGACGACGTGTACACGTCGCCGTGAATGTTCACGCCGCCGGCGGTCTTGTTCCCGATCATCTCTGCCAGCTTCGAGAGTGGGGCGATGACCTCGGGATCGTTGCGGGCCCCGGGATTGTCCCCGACAACGGCGAGCGTCGGACCAAATGCGAGACCGCCGGCGGCGAGTTGCGGGATGTCCGGGACGCCCACGGTGAATCCGCCGATCCTCTGGCCGAACGCGGAGAACCCTGGGACGGAGAACTCGAGACCGTTCCACCCGCGAATGACCCAGTTGATGGCGGAGCGGAAGGCGTTCTTGATGCCGTCCCACATCCCGCCGAATAGACCCGACAGACGCCCCGGGAGGCCGCGAGCAATGCCTACGACATCGTCGATTCTGTCGCCCACCCAGTCCTTCGCCTCGGTCACACCATTGCGCAGACCGTCCCAGAGCCCGTAGATCGTGCCGAAGATCCGTCCCGGGAGCCCTGTGATGAATCCGACGATGTTGGACACGACGTCGCCGACTGTCTGGCCTGCATTGAGGATCGTGGTTCCGATCGAAATGAACGCCGGCAGCAGGTAGTCCATGATCGCCGAGCGGACGATCCCGAAGTACGTCACGAGCGCCTTGAAGTACACCTCTGCGACGGTGCGAACGATTGGGATCAGCTTGTCCGAGATGAAGGCCCAAACGTCCTGAAAGGCCGGGACCAACTGGTTGACGATGAAGTCCTTCACAGCGTTCACCGCGTTACGGAACACGTCCCACTCTTCGTAGGCCCACACGACCAGCGCGACGAGCGCACCGATCGCGGCGCCGACAGCGATGAACGGCGCCGCAGCGGCCAGCGTTGCCACGGCGGCGGCCGTCGCTCCTGCGGCCCACGCCACGAACAGGCCGGTCAGGACGACACCCAGAGCGATGGCTGTGCCGATCATGATCGCCTTGTGCTCTGCGAACCAGTCCGACACGTTCCCGATCGCCGTCTTCAACGTCTCTATCGCTCGCGGCATATTCTCGCCGAGCCAGTCCGCGACCGTCGTGACGACCGGCAGAATGCCCTTCAGCGCCGGGTACAGCGCCCGGTTGAACGACTCGCCGAGCTGTGCCGTTGCGGCCTTCATCGTGTTCTGCTGCTTCGCGGCGTCCATCGACCCGTCGGCCCATGCCGTCTGGGCGTCGGTCGACTTCTCCAGGATCAGTTGTTGCGTGGCGAGTGCCTTGGCCTGCTCGAGCGCAGCGCCCGTCAGGTCCTGCGTGCCATTCTTTGCGAGGCGTGCCTGGACGTCGGCCTCGGAGATCGAGATACCGAGCTCCTTGAGCCCGTCACGCTCGCCCAGCATGGCCTTCGACAGGATTTCGGACACCTCTGCGGCGGAGCGGGTCCCGCCCGTCCACGCTGACAACGCTCCGGACAGGTCGATCATCGTGGTGGACATGTCGGCGGCAGCCTCAGCGTTGAAGCCCATCGGCTTCAGCAGGTCCGCCATCGCAGCGGCGGCATCACGTGCCTGCGACTGCGTGAGACCCATTGCTGAGGCGTTCTCCGACGCCCACGCGTTCACCGAGCCGATCGAGTCTTCGAACACCGTTGACGCCTTCGCGTCTAGGCCCTCGAGTGATGCGCCAGCGGCGAGGATCTGAGGTGCGGCGAGCAGCGCTCCTGCGCCCATGATCGCCAGGCCACCGGCGACCTTCTTCACCGACCCGGCGACCCCATCCCACGACCTCGACATTCTTGACGTCGCGCTCTTCGATCGCCCCTCTGTGCGATCGTGATCGTCGGCGAGCCCCCCCAGCTTGCGTTGGACGTCAGAGACGTCAGCCTCGTAGCGGATCGACTGGACGTAGGTGTCATCGGCCATTCGGTGTCACCCCTTTCGAGTCCGACACCGCGGCCCACGCAGCGGCCTCAGCGTTCTGTCGCAGCGACTCGGTCGAGCGGGCACGCTCGCCCACCCCGCCATCGTTCTCGCGTTGCATGTCCGACTTGATCGACAGGTACGCGAACATGAGCAGCAGTTGCTCGTCTGGCAGATCCCGTGGCAGTTCGTGCGGGAAGCGACCGATCTCGAAACACAGGTGGTAGAGCGCGTGGAGGCCCGGAGCGGACCTCAGTACGCTTTTCCCGCCTCCACCGCCTCATCGTCGGCAAGCGACGGTTGGGACGCTTCGACGGCGTCACGGAGGGCGGCAAAGTCGTCGAGGTCCAACGAGTTCACGAACGCTGCAGCTTCCTCGTACGAGCGCAGCAGCGGTGAGGCGTCGTCGTCGACGACCGAGAAACGGAGTGCCCCGATGAAGAACCGGGCCTCGGAGTCGTCGTCTGAGCCCGACGCTGTCGCGACGCGGAGCATCTCGTCGTTCGTGAGTTTGCGTAACGCAATCCGGTCACCGTTCGACAGGGTGACCGGGAGCAGCTCGGCGCGGACAGCGGAACCGGCGAGCCGGCGTTCGAGTGCTGCACGATCCATCAGTACGCGTCCTCATCCTGGGTGTTCGAGACGATCGTCACGAGCTCGGACCCGGAGACCTTCGTCAGGGTTCCTTCGCGCTCGAGGTACATCGTGGAGCCGTCTGGATTGTGCGGGGTGTACTTCGGCGTGGCATAGGTCATCGACGGGATGGTGATGTCCAGGGTGCGACCGGCGGTCGACGACAGGCCGTTGTCGAACGCTGCGACGAACGCACCGGTCGAGAACATGTTCTTGTCGGCGACGGTCCCCGACGAGGTGAGGTACTGCATCTTGCGGTAGTCGTCGCGCACTGTGGTCGTGTCGATCAGCTGCTTCAGCTTGAACGATCCGACCAGCTCGAGCTTGAGCGCGTCGCCGCGCGTCACCTTCGACAGACGGATGTCCTCGTCGTACTTCCACTCGAGGTCGAGTTCCCACGACGACACATTCGCTGCAGCGGATCCGTCGACGGTGTAGGACGCCTCGTGCCCCCGGTACGGGCCGCCGGCGGTCGAACCCGAGATCCCTGTCTCGTAGGTCGGGGTCGCTGCGGTGGCCTGCCAGCCGGGGGTCAGTCCGAACCACTCGAACTTGAGCATCAGGTCCTTGTTGCCGTCGCAGGCGATGTTCACCTTCTTCAGGACGCAATCGACGAACCGTTCGCCGATGTCTCCGTCTGGGCCGGTCATCATCTCGACGGTGAGCCAAGTCCGAGTGATGGCCGGGGTCGCCGTCTGGTCGTAGCCTGGCGACGCAGATGCGGCGCCGGAACCGCCGAGGAACCATGCCAGCAGCTGCGCGGCCGTCTTCGGGCGGGCGGCCATGCCGAACGCTCCAGACGGGTCGTGCTTCGTCTTCATGATCCGGTTGATGTACGGGCCGGTGCCCGCTTCGCGGATCTCGTCGCCGTCCTGGCCTCCATCGAGGGAGGCTTCGCCCTGGTAGGGGACGAACACGGTCGGGGTGACGCCGGTGCCCTTCGATGATTGCTTGCCGATGCCGAGGTAGTGCTCGACGGTGTTCGTGGGACGCGGGTAGCTCATGGTTCAGTCCTCCCAGGCTTCGAAGATCGGGTTCTGTTCGAGTTGCTCCGGTGAGACCATGATCCGGTCACCGTTGGTGATGATGGTGGGGACTCCGTTGATCGGGGCCATCACCGGTTCGGTGCCGACGTAGCGGGCGGCGACTTTCGCAGCCGGCGGCGTGGGCGGGTCGATCGGGGTGTCGGCGACGGCAGGGTCGGCGACCGGTTTGGTTCGTGGTGCCATGGGATCTGGGCCTTTCACGGGGATGAGAGAGTGACGACGGTCTTTTCGATGGCCATGAACGACGCACCGATGCCGGCCCACGCCGCCCTGTTCTCGGGAGCGATCCGCCAGTTGCAGGGCTCCGAGCGGTGCACACTCCCGGCGAGGCCAGGGTCGGCGTCGATGGCGTCGCAGATCGCGAGGCCATTGGCGCGAAGCGTCTCGATCGACGCTCCACCATTGCGCAGACCTTCGATGCCATAGATCGTGTACGACCACGTTCGGTCGATGGCGCCACCGGGGCGGGCGACAACGGTCCGCGCGCGGAGTGACGGTCCGGTGATCCACCATGCGCGCATCGTGTCCGTGTTGTCGATGCTCGACACCAGCATCGGACGTAGGTCCTTCGAGTCGAAGATGTCGTGGGGCCATACGAGGCCGATGTCGGCGACTGACTCGATTTTCGCCTTGAGCGCCGCGACCACTGGGGCGATGTCAATTGATGCCATCGTTCACCCCTCCGTGATCCGGATCACGACGCGGCGCACGACGTCGCTCAACGTCCCGTCCGAGCGGACCTGGGCTGCCGACTTCTTCACGATGTACCGGCCCTTGGTGCCACTGCGAGCGATGCGGTCCGCCGCCGAGTTCCCCAAACGTAAGCCGCGGCCAGAGGTAGTTCGGCGATCCCCACCGGGCGGTCGCCGTCCGGGCTTGCGGCCCCTCTCGATGATCGCTGCGAGCGGCGACGTCGATCCGGCGACGACTGCGCTGTCACCGGACCTGTGTGACGAAAACGACTGCCCATATGGTCCGGCTCCGGCAAGAGGGCGGGCGTGCGACACGAACGCATCGCCGAGCTCGTCGAGGCTGTCTCTGACGATCGCTTCCGAGCGTTCACCGCCACGGCGCAGGATGTCGGCGACCTCCTGGTCGACGGTGACCGTGATGGTCGCCATCAGCGCGACGTGATCCGAGTCGAGCGCAACACCCGATCTCCGCCACCAGCAGCACCTGCGCCTCCGATCCCGGCGCCAGCGCCGAGCCCGATGAACGTGTTGTACAGGATGCGCAGCGATCGTGCAGCTTCCAGCAGGTCCCGGGAGCGGTCCGTGCCGTCCACGAAGTCAGTCGCCAACGCTCCCCCGCGATGCCGGGCAGCCTCAGTCGCCAACGCGTTCAGCACCATCGAGGCAGCCAGCGATGTGACTGCGTCGAACGCGACCGATGGCAGCAGGTCGATCTCTGGGTCCGATGTCGGGGTCGGCCACGTCGAGGTGAACTCGACACGCACCTGGTCGCTTCCGGGGTCGTAAGGCAGCAGGATGCGACGTAGCGCAGCGTCCGACGGGTCCCGGGCGAACCGCCACTGCGACGGCTCGAGGTAGTCGGGCGGGTCCGAGTCGGCCGGCCACGCCAGCGACACAATCCGCGACCATCCGTTCACCCAACCGTCCCCTGCGGCTGGCAGCGGCAGCCAACGATCCGACGGCGTGAGGTCGACAGCGACCACGTTGGGTTCGTCGATCGAGTACTGCGACAGGGCCGGCTTCACGCCGATGGCGAACCGCTGAGGATCGTCGCTGTCGACGCCGGCGGCGTCGATCAGGATCTGGCCGACCTGGTCGGTCCATTCCAGCAGCGTGCGGCCCATGATCGATCAGTCCTCGCTGTCGTCGGCAGGGTCGGTTGCGTCTTCGTCGTGATCGTCGTCGGGGCTGTCCGTCGATGGCGTGTGCGCCTCGAGCGCGGCGATCAGCTGTGCCTTGCTCCACGACGCCTTCGTCTCGACGCCGAGACCAGCAGCCATGTCGAACAACTCCGGCTTCGACTTGTCGGCGAGTTCGCTGCCCGGCTGATCCACTACCGAAGCGTTGGCTTCGACGTCGGCCTTTGCGGCGACGCTGCGATCGATCTGGTAGATCACGCTGTCGGGCCAGCGAGGGTTGCGGGTCTCGATGATTCGGGACTCGTCGATGACGGTCAGTCGCCCGTTGGCGATATCTGCCGCGTACCGTTCGGCCCCGTGGGGGTCCGTCGGGATGTCCATCTTGATGATGGATCCCGACGAACCCTCCACGAATACCGTGCTCATCGCGGAAACCGGAACGCCCGGACAGCGCCGGCGAACGACGCGGCGAGGTCGATGTGGACGGTGCCGTCCGACTGCAGGTAGCGCGCCGACTCGAGACCTGCGACGGTCATGTCGCCCGATGTGGCGGGGACGGTGATGTCGAGGTTGCCGAGGCCTGCCGAGAGGGCGGGCGGACTGTCGCCTGCGACGATCGTTGCGACACGGTCGGTGCCGTTGGTGTTCGTGAATCGGAACTCGAAGTCCTCGAGCGGGTGGCCGCCGAGGTCGACGACGTGGTCGTTGGTGGGGTCGGCGGTGGTGCCGGCGTTGGTTGCGGCGCCGGTCCGGGAGAGGACGACGACGGGGACATCTGTGCGTGCCATGGTGGGCTGCCTTTCGGGAGTGGATCGGGGGTGATGCCTCCGGCGTCCGACCCGATGAGGTCAGACGCCGGAGTTGTTCGGATGGTGGGTTGGATCAGGTTTCGGAGGCGATCACCGTGGCGATGGCGTCGGGACGCATCACCTTCGCTCCGTAGAGGTGCAGGCCCTTGAGAGCGTCGGAGAACGAGTCCTCCGGGCGGTACGCCTCGACCTTGTTGATCTGCTCGGCGTACGCGATCGCACCCGGAACGCCGGCCATCACGGCCCAGTCGTCACCGGTGACGTTCACGCAGTTGTTCGACGACAGGATGTTGAACCCGAGCGCCCGCCCGACGTAGCCGTTGAGCAGCGGATCGGTGCTCCCCGACGCCGAGGCGTCGACGAACTTCGAGTTCTCCAACAGCAGACCATGGAAGAACGGCGGGACCACCGCGTAGCGGCCTTCCTGGGGGACGCTGGCCTCGTCGAGGACCACCTTCAGGCGCCGGAGCTGGGTGTACGCCAGATCCGCAGAGGTGACCGACACGGTGCCGATCCGGTTCGCGACCTGCGCCTCGGTGTAGAGACCGGCGACGTACTGGTCAGCGACGTCACGGAGACCGTAGACGCCCTCCTGCAGACCTTCCTCGAGCTCACCGCCCGGGGACTGTGCAGCGTCGATGTCGTCCACCTCGAACGCGAAGTACTTCGACTGGTCGATGACCAGGGCGCGCTGGGCGTCGGTGAGCTGCTCGGGGGTGATGGTCGTCGAACCCTTGGTGTAGGTGCCGATCGTGGGTCGACCGAGCGACCGAACGCGGACGGTGTCGCCCATGTTCGAGATGTCGCCCTCGTAGTTCCGGTTCACCACGCTGGGGCCGGCGAACACGAGGCTCTTCTTGAGGCTGGACAGCATCATCGCGGACCAGATCTCGGGGATGAATGTGATTGCCATGGCGGCGGTTCTCCTTCAGTCGGAAGCGGGGGTCAGCTCGTCATCAGGTCGGTGAGCAGCCCGGCCTTGCGGGCTGCCTCGATCTGATCCGGGCTCTTGTTCTTGAGGTCCTCGCGCGTCCACTGCGCCGGCTGATCGCCACGAGGGCCACCGTTCGCCGACCCTGGGACGGGGCGAGTTGGCTTTCCGACGAGGTACGGCTTCGCCTCGAGCAGTGCTTTCACTGCGGCGTCCGCTCCTGTGACCTGGTCGTCGTCACCGATGGTCACTGCGTCCTCTGGCAACATCGCGAGCACGGCGTCGGGGTCGACCGCTCCGGCTCGTTGTGCCTCTGCGACCACTGCTGCGCGAACTGCGGCACGTCGTGCCCGTTCGCTTGCGGCGGACGCCTTGTTCTGCTCGGCGGCGAGAGCCTCCTGCAGCTTTTCCAGCTCCGACTTGTTCGCTGCCTCGATCTCGTCGAACTTCGCGGCCTTCGCCTTGAGGTCGTCGTAGTCGGGCGGCGCGGACGTCTTCGCTCGTGCGAGGCGTTCCTGCACGATCTTGTCGACGTCGGCCTGCGTGAACGTGCGATCGTCGACGGCTGGCGCTGGCGGGTCGATCGGGTCTGGGGCAGGTGCGGGCGGGTCGATCGGGTCTGGCATGGTTCCTCCGGTGGAGTGACCGCCCCTTGGGTGCACCGGGGCGTGGGGTGCGTTCAGGCCTGCGTGAACTGCAGGCCGGACTGGTACAGCGTCGGGCCGAGCTCGCCGTGGTCATGCACCGTGACGAGCTCGTTCGACTTGGCGAGTTGCTCGCGGGCGTAGCGGCGAGCGGTCTCGCGGTTTTGACCGCGGGCGCCGAGTGCCGGGTCCGAGGCCATGAGCTGATCGACGAGACCCCGGTCGAGGACTTCGCCGGGGTCGTTGGTCCCGATGATCGGTGCAACGGTGCAGCCGCAGCCGGGATGGATCGGCATGAGGTCGGCGACCGTGTAGCGGCGAGTCGAAGCGAGCAGGCAGAACTTGCAGGCGCCGTCGTCGGGCACCCGGCGGTAGCCGACGATCCTTGGCTGTGCCCGCATCGCAGCCTGATTCGCTGCACGAGCCGACAGGACTGGTTCGGTCGCGGCAGTCTGCACTGCCCGGGAGCGTCCCTCGGACATGGCGTCCATGAACAGCTTTCCGTCGCCGAGCGAGCGGCGGACTTGGATGATCGATCGGGCCAGCACGGTGGCGGTCGGCACACCTCGAGGCTCAGCGAACGCTGACGGTGTCACCTCGGGCGGGGTCGGTTCCGGTGTCGCCCCGGCGATCCTGACCGAGTGGGACACGTAGCCGATGGCTGCGGCCGAGGCGGTGGTCTGTGCTCCCTGCACGGCTGACGTCGCCAGCGGCACCCAGCGTTCCAGTACTGCGTCCTCCGGGCCCGTGACGAGACGATCCCACAGTGCAGCCACCGCTGCCACTGCGGCCGAACGGATGAACAGCAGCTGCTCCTGGTGGGCTCGGGCGAGTCGCACGAGATCGTCGGGTGCTGCCACCGGTCAGACCTCGACGAGCGGCTCGGCCATCGCCGAGGGCTGCGGGGCGGCAGGCTGCCCGGACATGATCCGATTCAGTGCCTCGCCGATCAGCATCCCGTCGAAACGCTCGATCTGCGGCGGCGTGTAGCCGGCGTCTTCCCACAGCTGCTTGAGCGGCACCTGCAGCCCACGCAGCTTGATCAGCGCGTCAACGTGCTCGGACTCAGAGCGCGATTCCGGGTCGGCCCAGATCGTCTCGGACGAGTACTGCTCGGCTGCCGCTGACTCGTCCTGCACCATGAACGACAGGCGCATCACTTCTTCCCACGCCTCACCGAAGTGGCGTTGCCGCGACCGCACCTTGGCGATCAGGCCTGTCTCGGTCGCTTTCAGCGATTCACCCGACGGGAACGACCCGGACTGGCCGAGCAGGTAGTGCGGCGGGGTCCTGGTCCTCGAGGCGAGCGACTGCACCCGGTTCTCGATGGCCTTGACGTAGTTGCCAAGATCGGTTTCTCCGAACTCGCCGAACCTGGCGGCATCGGATGGCACCGACCACAGCCGGTTCACGGCTGCGGCGAACGAGTCGTCGAGCTCCTTGCCGGTCACCGGGTCGGTCGGGACCTCGACGCCGGTCGCCCAGCGTTGACGGAACGCAGAGAACTCGGCGGCCACGAGCATGTCGCACACCAGCTTGTTGATCTGGTCCTGCGTCGAGATCACGTCAGCGATCTCCGAGCGGCCGACACCCAACATGCGAGGACGGTTACGGAACTCGACGATCGGCACGACGCCGAGCGGGTTCTCGACGAATCCGTCGTCCTCGCTCGAGACGCTCCATGTGCGGTCCCAGACCAGGCCGAGGTCTCGAGCGCGGCCGCTGGGCGTGACGTAGTCAGTGGGTGCTGGCACCTTCGACGACTCGAACTTGTAGATGCCGTCGGGCATGTACACGTTCGCTCGAACGGCACCAGTCCACTCGTCGGTCCACGTCTTCAGCGCAGCCAGCCGTTCACGGCGAGACCCGCCGGCGTAGGCGATGATCGTCTGCGACGGGTGCTCGGCAGTGATCTCCGCTGTGTCCTCGGCGCCGTACCACACCATCGCGTACGCAGACCCAGCCTGCAGCGCGATCTGGTGCACGAGCTCGCTGTCCGCGTCCAGGCAGTTGCGCTGCCACGTCGTCCACGCCGACTTGTCCGCCTGGCCTTCGCCGGAGTCATCTGGGATCCGGAACCCGTCCACGTGGAGACGTTCCTCGACGGCGTCGACCACGAGCGCCATCCAGTTGTCAGTCACACCGGCCAGCATCTTGCCGAACTCTTCGCGGTACTCCGAGGTCACGAAGTTGAGCCGGTGCCGGCCCTCGTAGTAGTCCTCGTAGCGGCGGATCTCGGGCAGACGGCCGAGCAGGCGGCGGTACAGATTCAGCAGCCACCACTGCGGTGACTGTTCGACGACGGTCGGCATCGAGGTCACCTCCTGGGTCGGCGGCGGGTGCGCATCACCTTCGAGGCGGTGCTGGCCGGTGCTGCTGGTTTTGCCCCGGACGCGATGGCGTCGCGGCGTGCTTCCCACGACAGGCATCCGGCCATGGCGGCGTCGATCTTGCGGGGTGAGTCGGCCCGGTCCTTGCGGATCAGCCACAACGGGACGCCGGCGTCGTCGCGTTGGGGGATGGTCTTGCGTACTGCGTGGCCGATGTGCGCGGCGAACGTCGGGTGCCCGTCGTTCGCCGCTACCCCGTCCACGATGGCGTCATGGAAGGCACGGAGAGCGTGAGCCATCGGCCGCTGCCGGTTGGTCCACCACTTCACGACGCGTTCGGTGCCGTAGCGCCCGGCCCAGGCGTCCACCCACTCGTCCCAGTAGGGCGGGTCGCAGTACGCACGCCACACGTCGAACCGTGCGAATGCTTCCTCGACCGCAGCGTCGACGTCGGACGCTTCGATCTCCCAGTCGTCATCAGCGTCCGGGGGTCGTTCCCAGATGTCGAGCGTCCACTGGTAGCCGGTATCGATCTCGGTGCCGATCAACGCTGTCGAGTCCTGGCGGCGAGCGCCGTCGAATCCGAGCGTGACGAACGCCCCATCGGGCGGCGGCGGGCCCGGGCGTGACTCGGTGGCGGCAGGGTGGGCGAGATGGTTGAACTTGACGAGGTCGAACGCGCGGCCGCCAGACTTGCGCCACTGGTTCAGCCAGACCCGCCGGTAGTACTCGCGGTCGCACTTCGGTTCGAACCAGTGCTGTACCAGACCTTCGATGTCACCGGACCACGACGCAGCCGGGCCCGATGCTTCGATCAGGGCGGAGCGTACGTCGGCCGGGGTGTCCATCGGGTGCGTCTCGGGGCAGAACCGGTGGATGTAACACAGCGCCGGGTCGTCGACCTTGCCGGCGGCGATCTGCTCGGCGTACTCGTGGGTGTCCCTCGCCAGGCTGCGCTCGTTCGCGTCGCCGGCGGTCGTGGTCTCCAACGTCCACGCGTCGGCGTCGAGCCGCTTGAACGTGTTCTGCATCATCGTCGTGTGCGCCGAGATCAGACGCTGCGACGTCATCCGGTGCGGTTCGTCGAAGTGCTGAAACGATGTGCGGGCACCGTCACGAGCGTTCGGCGAACCGGCCAGCGCGACGATCTTGCCTGCCTCGCGGCCTCGACGATCGAGCACCAGCACCCGCTCGAGACCGATGTCGAACACCTCGCCGGCGGCCGAGTGCTCGAGGATCGAGCGCAGTACCGCATAGGCGAGGTCCTCGGACTGTTCTTCCGTGAACGCGACCATCGGGATGTAGGGATCCTGCACTGACCGGCCGACCGGCACCCACGCATCACCCTGACGTCGCCACCCATCGGTGCGCACCGGTGCTTCCGGGTGAGCCTCGGTGGCGCACAGCAGCGCGGCCTTTTCCGACTTGGCGGTGCCCTTGCGCTTCGACAGTGCGCCACGCCGAAACCGTCGACGACCAGCTCGGGGATGATCTCGCGGGTACACCTCGTACAGCCGGTAGATCTCGGCGCGGAACTCCGGCTCGATCCGGTAGGGCTCGCCCTTCAACGGTCCGGGCCCGTAGGTCCATGCGTCCTCAATGAACGCACACACCTGCGGACCTAGGGTCGGCCACCGGTTCTCGACCTCGACGGGAGGTACAGCCAGCAGCATCAGCTGGTCAGCAGCGTGCGGACGTCACCGTCGACACTCGCGAACTTTGCTGCGAGCGCCGGCTTCGTCATCTTCCGTGCCGTGGCGGCAGGCATCCCCTGCGATACAGCGAACTCGACCCACTTCGCCTTCGAGTCCGACGCCGCAGGGATGTCGACGTCGTCGACGGTCGAGACCTGCGAACGATTCCGACGCTGCGCGATCGCCTGCTCAGCTTCCTCGCCTCGGTCGATCTCCCACTGCAGTCGTCGACGGTCGATCGGCGTGAGACCGAAGCACTGGCGCTGCAGCCGGATCTCCGCGGCCAGGGCCTGCGACGGCTCGCACCAGAACGCATCAACCAGCGACGCCAGCAGGTACAGGCCGTGGATGTCGGACTCGTCAAACTCGGGCGCCATCGGCGACGCCCAGATGTCATCCCACCACGACGCCGTCATCGGGTGCCAATCGACACCAGCCTCGTCGGGAAGCTCCGGGACCTCGAGGTCGTGCACGACCTGCAACGTCCGGGCGCCGGCGACCTTGTTCCGGCGGGCTCTGGTCGACGGATGCTTGGGCAGAGCAGGCATCAGACCACCACCCTTCCAGGCTGGGGAAACGTACATCTACCTGGGGAAACGTACGGAATCACCCTGTTCTGTACATGGTCCTGGGTTCCGTACGGCAGAAAAACTGCTGTACCCACCGGTGGGCCTGAGAGGCCTCGGCCGCCAAGGGTACCCCACCCCCTCGACGGCGAGCGGCTACACCCTCAGCAGCAGACTTCGCTCGGTGACAGCGATCGCAGAGCAACTGCAGATTCGCCAGTGAGTGATCATCTCCCGGCACGATGTGATCAACCTCGCCCGGCACCGCTCGACCACCGCACGTCCGACAGATCCCGCGGTCACGTTTGCGGACCTGGGCTCGCAGCTTCGGCCAGTTTGCCGGCAGTCGATCCCGTCGCGTCGATCCCGACCACGGCTCACGGTGGTGGGTCGGGCACGGCCGCAGGTTCGGGCAGCCCGACTCGGCGCAGACCTGGCTGGCTCTGCTCACTCGTCTACGTCGCCGATGCCAGTCAGCATCCCGTGGATGTTGAGCCTCGTGATCTCGGTGTTCCACTCGTCCAAGAACCGAGCCAGGCCTGACGTCGTCGAGTGCAGTTGCTCGTCGGGCGAGAACATCACGAAGCATCGTTCGCCGTTCGCGTTGATGTAGTTCGCCATCCCGACGAACGCTTCCAACATTCCCCCAGCGGATCCGATCACCGATGTAAGCGCAGCCTCGACCGCCTCAGTGGCTTGGTCTCCCAACTGGTCCGGTTCCGGAATGATCATGGTGGCGACGCTCGGACTCGAACCGAGGACCTCCGGGATATGAGCCCGGCGAGCTACCACTGCTCCACGTCGCTGTGTTCGTGGCCTTCGAGACCCAGCTCGCCGACATGCTGCCGTGCGCATCGGGTCATCGCTGTGAGTGCTCCGGGCGCCCGGCTGGTTATCCAGCACTTGGGTGGCCACGATCCCGGGAAGTCTTCGGCCGCTCAGACCCACGGCGGGGAGCGAACCAATCGCGCCTCAGTGAATCACATCGATGTAACTCGTGTCAAGCACCACGGCGCGAATCCTGCACCTTGATCCCCGCAGAACGCAGCAACGAGGTCGACATCGAGATCCCACGATCGTGCAAACGAACCAACTTCGCCGGCGGGTTCACGCCGTGAGTCGAACGGAAGTCGCCGCACCAGCGGCACAGATGCCACCGCCGATACTTCGAGTCGATCGCCGAGTCCAGCCCGGCCGCATCGTGGGCATGGCACACATCGACTGGCCGAACCTGCTTCGGTGCGGGCCGATACGTCGAGCAGATCGATGCGAGCTCGTTCACCAGACGAAGCGACGACTCGAGACGACCGACACCAGACCTCGGAACGGTACGCAGCCGGACGATCTTGTTGATCTGCCACTGCACGAACGCCAGCCGAGCCGGCAACCTCTCGGCAGGATGCTCCAACGTTTCACCGCCGAGCGAGTCACCAAGGTCGCCCAGCTCGACGACCAACTTGTCGACGATCACGTAGCAGCGAACCAACATGCGGCGCGCCTCATCAGGGTTGGCTGCATCCGCCTCGACCTTCGTCAACACGACCCGCTCCACCTCCACAGGATTGCCATCCGCGTCTACGTCACCGACGCAGCGACCCGAACCATCAGCCGGGCCTGCACCTGACGTGGACGCGGGGAACTCACCAGTCCAGGCGTGCAACTGGCGGATCGTTCCACCCAGCTCAGCGCGGCACACAGCGAACGTCTCATCGAGATGCAACACCAGGCGACGAATGTCCGTCATGACGCTTCTCCTTGGAATGGGTAGTCGTGATCATCAGGCGGCGGAACATGGTCTGAGACGGCGCTGCCAGCCACGCTGAGACCTGCTCCCGTAGCGTCCCGTCCAGCGCCGGCCAGATCCGGTCCGGACAGTCCCGTCCCGAGTACCGGAACCGTTCCGGAACGGTTCGCGACAGAAAGCGACAGATCCCCGCGGCGCCTCTGACCTGGGGCTTCGAGCAGTTCCATGTCTGCCTCCGCGGGGGTTCTCGATCCCTTGACGGCGTTGCACCATCCACACGACACGACCCACAGATTGGCGATCGCTGCGAGCTCGTCTTCGTGCATCGCTGTCGCGTCGGTGTCCCATCGGGACTCGGGGTCGAGCAGGTCGTAGGTGCGTCGCTGCGCCGAGCGTCGGTCGCCTTGGGTGACGATGGTCAACTCGCCGCAGTAGCGGCAGTGCATCCCGTCGCGGCGGTCGATGATGCCCTTGACGAGCTTGCCGGTCTTCTTCTTGTGCAGCCACGCGTGTAGCCGTTTCATCTCTGCGCGGCGTTCGTCTGCTT